ATATGATTTGATGGAACTTTCAGTTGTTGATTCCCCAGCCAATCAACTTGCAAATATTTTTTCTATTCAAAAGAATGCAGATGGATCTTCTTTTGTAAAAGGTATGGCAGCAGACACCCAGATTGAAAATGTTTATTGGTGCAAGCAAGATAACATTGCTTCATCTACTGTAGAAAAGTCAAAAGACTGTGTAGTTTGCGGAACTGCAATGGAAAACGTGGGCTGGATTGAAAGCTCAGAAACAGAAAAAGGTTTAGCTATAAGTAAAGTGATTGATCAGTATTTGCAGAAGGATGATGCACCAGGTCCTACTCATACTGCTACAACACAAGACGGAGATGCTGGTAATGTTGTAGATTCAACAACAACAATTAATTTACATCCAGATCAAAACAAAATGAAGAAGTCTGATTCTGAAAACGATTCAGATAATATACAAAAAGGAGGTATAAAAATGGCAGACGAAACAACAGAAGTTACAGCTATTGATGCCGTAACAGAAACAACAATTGAAAAGTCAGAGCAACCAGAAGACCTTACAAAGTCTGAAGAAGTAGCTCCAGCAGAAACTGCTCCAGTAGAAGAAGCCGTAGAGAAGTCCGTCACCAATGCAGAATCAGTAGATTCTTTTGCAAAGATGTTGACTGATATGCGTGACCTCTTTAGTGAAGCACTAGATAAGAATTCTGCAGAATCACAAGCAACAATCGCAAAGTCAGTTGAATCAGTTGAGGCAGCACGTGCCCAACATGAGTCAGCAGTTGGAGACATCAAGAAAGAACTTGATGGACTTAACAACAACATTGCCGATTTCTTCAAGCGAGTAGAGGCTCTCGAAAAGAGACTCGCTTCATATGAGCAAGATACTGCAGTACAAAAGTCCGTAGGTGACGTTGATAGCGCATCTCGGGATTCCAATAAGCTCCAAAAGGGCTTTACTTGGGATGGATCCTTCCTCGGAGTCCAAAATTTCTAAAAAATGAAAGGTAGGTGAAAGAAAAAAAAATGAGCAACGAACTATTACAAAAAGTAATTGATACAACAAATCTTGGTACAACACCAGCAAACAATCTCTCAGGAGATGGAGTTACTAACTCTGGTACTGGTCTTCTATACCCAGATCAAGCTAACCGCTTCTTGGATTACATGTGGGATGCTACGATTCTTGCTAAGGCAGCTCGTACAATCCGTATGCGTTCAAACACGACAGAAATTGATCGTGTATCAGTCGGTCAGCGCATTATGACAGTCGCAGCTGAGGATAATCCTCGTGATTACACAAACTCAACTGGTGCTGGTTTCACAACAGCTTCTGCAACATTCTCAAAGATTTCTTTGACAACTCGCAAGCTACGCCTAGACTGGGAACTCTCAGCCGAAGGTTTGGAAGATAATATCGAAGGTCCTGATCTAGAAGATCACATTGCACGTCTTATGGCTACACAGGCTGGTAACGACGTTGAAGATCTCCTTATCAATGGTACAGGAACAGGTACAGGTCTTCTTTCAGCCTTCCCAGGATTCCGTTCTCTAGCTCTCAACAACGCTCACGTTGTTGACGGTAATGGTCAGGGTATTGATCGTGCATTGTTTAACCAAGCAATCAAGATCATGCCACGTAAGTATAAGCAACGCCGTAACCAACTCAGATTCTTCGTAGGATCTAACTTGGTACAGGATTACCTATACAACTTGACCACACAGGCAGGCTCCGTCAATCCTTGGGATATCGCTTCTGGCGTTATTCGTGGTGACGTAGTTGCTAACGACGGCGGTCCAGGAAGCACAACACCATTTGCGTTCGGTATTCCAGTTATCAACGTTCCACTGATGGATGAGACTCGTGATAGCACAGGTAAGTCTTACTCAGACTCTGGCTATAACAACTCATCAGGTCTCTTTGGAGATGTCCACTTGACATTCCCACAGAACTTCATCGTTGGTATTAAGCGTGATGTTGTTGTATACCGTTTGTTCCAGCCAAAGAAAGACACAATTGAATACACACTATTCATTCGTGTTGGCGCACAAATGGAAAACTATGATGCACACGTACTTGTTAAGAACGTAAAGGTTGCTGGATCTTCATTCGGCACATTCGGTTCTGTAACTAACGGAGCACTCATCTCTGACCAATCTGGTAACAGAGGCACATTCTAATCTAATTATTAGAATACAAATAAGCGGGGAGGGCCTTGAAACCCTCCCCTCTTATACTTTTATTTATAAAAATGGTATACTTTATCTGAGTGAAAGGAATAAAATGTCATTTGACACACTTAAGATTGCAGAATTAAAGAAGGTTGCAGACTCATTTGGAGTAGACCTTCCAGAAAAAGTAAATAAGCAACAGGCTATTTCAGCCCTTGAAGAAGAAGGTATTACTTATGAAATGTATTCTAAGTTTGCTGATGCTGAAAAGGATGAGCCTGAAGTAGAAGAGCAGCCAAAAAAGAAGGCTGTACTAAAGAAAGAGAACACTATCTTGGTTAAGATGGATAAGGCAAACCCTTCATATACTATTTATGGATATTCATTTACACATGATCACCCATTTGTAGCAATGTCTGAATCAGATGCTCAAAAGATTTTTGATACAGAGCAGGGATTCCGTCCAGCAACTCCAAGAGAGGCACAAGAATTTTATAATTAAATAATGGAGGTAGTAAATGCATCAAATACTACGAGGAACATCAGACATAGCTGAATTAGAGATATATTGGGATAATCAATTAATCAATGCAGATGGGAACGTTCTTGTCACTGTAACAGATGCAGACTACACAAGCGTTGTTTTAGTAACCAATGCGGTTGCCACAAATGATCCAGCAGTTGGTAAATATACATTTCAGTTGACACCAACTTATACATCTTTGAATAGAGTATTAAAAATTGATTGGTCTTACTCCATTAATGGAGTAGCAACATTTCAAGAGGATTTTTACGAGGTTTATACACCTTACGCCTCTATCTCAGATATTGTTGAATACTACAATTTTGGAGTAAGGCCATCAGATGTAAATTATAAATCTGAGCAAGAAATTGTGGCAGCCGAATTTTTGGCACGTATGCAAATTGAAAATTACACAGGTCAGACATTTGGTCGTGTTTATGGCGATCAAGAAATTTGGGGAAACGGTTCAGATGCACTTGAACTTAATGAAAGAGCCCTAACAATTGATCAGATATATGAAAATGGACAACTTGTTATTGATAATACACAAGATCCAGTTTATAACACTTTCGGCTGGCCAGTTGAGATAACTACAACATATAGAGCCATTAGAATCGTTAATGCTGACTACGAAGGAATAATTTCATATGACAATGTTGTTGACCCAACAGTAGACCTATATGGTAGATTCAGAGCAGCAAATAGATACAGAGTTTATGGACAAAAGGGTTGGAACTATGTTCCCCAAGATGTCAGACGTTGTACCGTGATTCTAGCTGGGGATCACTTGTCACAGGATGCAATGTGGAGACAAAAGTATTTGAAAAAAGTTGATCTCAGTGAAATTTCATTTGAATTGGCAGCAGGAGCATTTAACGGTACTGGTAACGCACTTGTAGATCAGATTCTTGATCAATACCGCAACGTTGGGATTGTGATTATTTAATGAATAACTCCTTCATACAGACCATTATGAATATGAAGGCTGATATTTATATCCAGCAGGCTTCTCAGGCTCCAGGCAGCGGTAAGATTGTGCGGGAATGGGTTTATGACCATACAGTACAATGTAAAATAGAACCATTAAAGACAAAAGGCTCATCTAACAAAGCAGATAATAAAAGTTTTGATAATGGTAAGTTTGATGAGTATGGAGAAAAGCTACAGTTAAAAATGAAAATGCTAGAGCAGGTTTCTAAGCGTTGGAGAGTTTCTGGCATTAGATCAAATGATAACAAGCAAGTGTATTATGAGTTTGATAAGATTGATCAGCCAGATACAATATTTGACGTTACAGCATCACACGCTGTATTAGATCCATTTGGAAGAGTTGCTTATTATGAAGTTACTCTACAGAGAGTACAGGTTCAGAATGATAACACTCAAGTCCAATAGTGGAGAAGTCGAAAAATTTTTGCATGAAATAAACATTAAGGTTCAAGGTATGCAGGTTGCTATAGAGCCAAATGTATTAACAGAAATAAATAATGCTTTGTTTACAATCTCAACTAAAAGATTTATTAGAGATTTAAGCCTGGCAGCAAAAATGGAACCAAAGAAATTCCATCACGTATACGAGTGGAATCAAACTGGAAATACATCTAAGAAGTTATTTAAAATGGCTAGAATTTATTCCAATGGATCTTCATTAAAGATTGGTGCAGATTTTATTAAATCTAAAACACCAGTCCCAATTCCACCAGAACTTCTTCAAGCAGGAAGAACTGGAAAATCTGTAGTATCTAGAAGTGTCTTTGCAGATAAAGCAGATGTAATGGAATCTGGAAGAGGAATTAGTTTTCAAGCCAGAAGAACTCTTGCATTCCTTGGTCGTTCTGGAGTAGTTTCATTTATACCCAATGGAACAATCGTTAATATTCTAAATCCTGGCGGAACTCAGGTTAAAGGATCTTTTGAGAAATTCTTTCATGGTTGGTTTGCAGCCAATACCGCATTAGTAATCCAATCATCTGGTATTTTAAGTAGTTTGCAAGAATCTATAGTTAATGCTTTAAATGAACCAAATGCTGGTTCTGAAAAAGCGATGGAATCTGCAATATCTACATTAAGAAGTTATTCGGGAAATAAGGTGGTTCAATAATGGCAGATTACACACAATTAGCAGTTAATGACATGCGTCAGTATATATGGGCAAATCTACAGTCATCTGGAGTTTATAATCCATCTGATTATTATGCAGAGGGCTTTACAGAAACACTAG